AAGTATGTGCGACCAGGTATGCCACCTGAGTTTGCATATGGATTGGAGCCTAATGTACCTGAAGAGTTGACGTAATCTGGTAGCTTTTCACCCACCGTGAAGCCTGCGTTGGCCACGTCTCCTGACGTGGCACCAGAATCAACTCTCTTGTTACCATCACCGACCCCGAGGACTCGCAGGTACGTCAATGCAGTTGAGTTCTGTAACCATTCTTCAGACGCCATCAATCCGTAGTTCGTCGACGTCTCAGGTACTCCCACGGTGGATCCTGATATGTTCGTGGCACCGAATGTTGTGAACAGATCCGTGACCGTCCGCAACGTCACAGGAACAAATGCAGGACCCTTTAGAGCAGGACCAATGACCGCTGCAGGAATTCCTGACGGGGCTTGCTTGAACGGGCCAACGAACCCCAGATCGCTAGCAAGCAATCCGGCGCCCTTTATCTCTCGCTTTGACATTTATACGTTTCTCTACGCAACATAACTATGTCGACGGCAATCTATGCGACCATCCTCGCAACGATTGACGCCATAAAATAATTAAGGGCCTCCGAGGAAGCCCTTAAAAATTAATTCAATATTTTGACACCTGAATTATTAGGTGCTTTTTTGTGATTTATTTCACTGGACTTGTTGAAGGTTGTTGGCCACAACGAAGTCCAAGGAGACGAACTCGATCGTCTTTGTTGGTTGCAAGAAGATCTTGCCTCTGACTGTGTTGTTTTCAATGTCCGCTTGTGTCGTCGTCGAAGAATCGATGATGACGCGGAATCTCTCGAGACCAGCAAGGGCCTGGATTCTCTGGAGTCTTGGCGTGACTGCCGCAGTGAAGCGGGCGAGGGTCGCTTCACGGTTTGGCTCGAAGATGATCGTCTGTGCAATCTCACGAACCTGGCGGCGGACGTCGATGAGGAGGCGGCGGACGTTGATACGGTCGAGCGCTGACGCCGTCTGCAACATCGTCTTCTGTCCCCAGACCACGACTCCACCCTTCGGATTCGTTCCTCCTCGTGTCGTCGTTGCCGGTGCATATATCGGATTGATGTCCTCATCGTACAACGAGTCGAGATCCGCATCCTTCAACTGGATGCTCGTCTCTAGCGTCGTAGAAAGATCTCCTCTTGACAGACCCGCTGGTGCGAACCATGGATAACCTATCGAATCATTTAGCGATAAGGCACCCATCACGACGACCGAAGGAGGAACCACGACTGTGTTCGTCGTCTTGACCGGATCTCTCATGAGGACGTCAGGGAAGTATGCCGCTGCGAAGGACGTGTTGATGTTACGTGCCTTGTGCTGATCGACTGTTTCCTTGACTGACGGCTTCGTTGCAGTAGCAATGTTGATCAGGTTTCCGTCCTTGTCGACCTGCTCAATGTCCATGATATAGAGGGCGTCAAACCTCTCTTCTGTGGACCTGATGGCCTCGTCAGTGATGACTGGAACTCTGATACCAGGTATTGCAAGCAGCTGTATGTCGACGTTAGTTGTGTTCTTCATGACCTCGAGGGCCTTGAGGTATGCCGCAACGTTGGGTCCTGCAGAGCGACCACGATTGACGTCGTTCATGTCTGCGACTGCGGCTGCATTGCTGATATCTGCTTCATCTTGGTTGAAGATGTTGACGCCGTCGAAGCCGCCTTGCATGATGAATGAGAACTTTAAGAACTTGCGGTTCTGAGAGTTCGTGAGGTCGCTTGCTGCGACTGCCCTTGTCTTGGCTGCATTATCTGTAGTGATGTTGCCTTTCCTGACATAATCGGCGTACTTCCAATCATCATTCTGTGCAACGGTACCGTTTGATCCCGTCAAGATCTTAATGTGCTCAAGTGAGAACAGGTTGTTGCAGAATCGATCAGCATCAAGAATTCCGAGTTGTGCAGAATCGGCGACTCCGGAGTTGTCCCCGATGAGGACGTTCAGGTTCACTGTTGAGTGATTCGGGAAGTGCTTCGTGAAGCTGTGAATGGACTTGTCCTGAAGTATTGAGCTGTTCTGTTCTGATAGATCAGTTATGTGCTCGAACTTGACGCCCCAGTGGTAACGAGAGTTGACCTGTGTCTGTTGACCCGTACCATCATTGAGGTGATTCCTGAATTGGAGCGGAGGCTCAACGACGTTGCGAAGTTCTGTTCCGCCGACTGAGACCAAAGATCCTGAATCCAGACCACCGAGGGCAGCCAGTGGGGTCGATCCTGAAGTCACCAAGTGGTAGATGCCCCTGAAGCCCATCGGCACGGCTGTCGGATCGACCGATGCATCTGCGACTTCATTAGAGACCTCAACCCTTACGTAACGTGAGCGAAGCTCATAGTTACCTTCGATCACCAGCTTCTGCGCTGCATCGTCACGATCGAAGTCATAGTATGCATTGATGTCACCGATCACCTTGGCGATGTAGCGATCTGATGAAGGATCGAGATTGATTCCTTCCCAACGTTCAAAGACCTTCTGGTCAATGTCGGTGTCAGTCAGGCTACGAATTGAAAGGCTGAAAGATCCGTACTTGTTCGTTGGGTCATTTGACGGCACGATGTTGTAGATTGAGACCTTGTACTTGTTTGAGATTCCTGCACCATCATCTAGAGCATGAAGCTTGAAGAGATTGACGGGTGATCCGCCGAACTTCTGAGAGATGACCCAAGGCGACTTTGCGCTTGAGAACCTATCGCGGTATCCTTCGTAATTCGGTGCAGTCGAAGATCCTACGTCACGAGCTCCAGATCCTGACAACAAGAATGCGCTGCGTTCTGCTCTGTATCCTGTATCAAAGATTGATCCTGAAGCGACGGCACCTGCGCCGGTGACGACCGCAAGAGCTGGATGGATATCCCAGTGTGCTGCAAGGTAGTGACCTGCTTGTTCCATCTTGAAAGGATCTGTGTTCAGGACCTTGCTGATGTAGTTTGCTGCCGTGACGTCGAAAGACGCTGTCAACACGTTCGGATATGCTGCATCCGTTCCCTTGTGTCCGTTCAACAACAAGGTGAACTCTTGCTTCGATACATTGCTCGATGTCAAGATCATCATTCCCAGTGTCGTTCCTCTCGCTGATGCATCGAGTGCAATCAGCGTTGAAGCAGGAGGAGCCGAATTGATTCCTACTGCAGAAGCCGACATGCGAAGAATGACTCCTGAAGGTGCCATCAACACGCCTCTCACGATCGGCACAGCAGCAGCAACGATGTTGTTGACGCTGCCGGTGCCTTGAAGACCTGCTGCGCTGAATGCGCTTGATCCTTGAGATTCTGACATGAAGCAACCTAGGAAGTACGTACGACCAGGTATACCACCTGAGTTTGCATACGCGTTTGATGATAGAGCTCCATCAGTTGATGAAGGCTGCTTTTCACCTACTGTAAAGCCGGCGCTGGTCACGTCACCTGCCGTAGTACCGGAAGAGACTCTTTTCTTTCCATCACCGACTCCTAGAACCCTGAGATAAGTGACCGCCGTCGCTCGGCGCATCCACTCAGATACAGCAAGAGGACCAAACTTCTTCGCATCGCTCTCACCGAACTTTGCAAAGAAGTCCTTCAACGTTCCGTACGTCAGCGGAACGAAGGCTGGCCCCTTGACTGACGTTCCGACAACACCTGCCGGTACGCCCGCTGGACCAACCTCGACCGGTCCTGTTAGATCAATTTCTCTTGTCGTTACCCCTGCGCTTCCAAACTTGAGCTGTGCCATTTATCTCGCTCCTACGCTTTGCTGATTAAGTATCAATTTATCTGCGAATTTTCAGTATCAAACGAACTGAACGCCCGCATTTGTGACGATGAAGTCGATGGCGATGAATTCGATCGCTCTTGTCGGGACCACAACGATCCTTCCATTTAAACGATTGAGATCGACATCTTCTTGTGTGTTGTTCGTTTCGTTCATCACGACCTGGAACGCTTCGATACCTGCCTGCGCTTGGATGAGGCTCAATTGAAGCGTAGAGTCAGCAACGAACTTATTGCGAACCGCCGGCGTGTTCTGCTCGAACACGATCCTGTTTGCTATGTTTATGATCAATCTCTTCACCTCGAGGAGGAGGCGTCGAACGTTGACTCTATCAAGAGCCGACTTCCTGATCTGCAGAGTCTTTTGACCGTATATCACGAATCCAAGACGTGGGAACGTCGCGATCGGATTGATGCGTGCATCGTAGAGTCGATCTCTATCTGACACATTCAATCTGACCTCTACGTTGTTGACGAAGTCAAGAGCTGCGCGGTTGAAACCGGCCGGCGCAAACCATGGGTATGCATTCCTGTCGTTGAATCCTATCGCACCCAGTGCTGCGACAGAAGCCGGTACCTTGACATAGCGGTTGTTGACGGCATCATTAATGTAGACGTTAGGGAAGTATGTCGCAACGTAGTTGTTGTCGAATGTCCTGTCCTCAAACGTCGATGCAGTGTTCTCTATGTTTATCTTGGCAGTCGAGTCATCATAGATGCGATTGTTGTTGTCATCATAGTTCGGAAGATCCATAACATACATTGAGAGGCCGTAATCACGAACCTTCTTTGATGTGTAGTTGGTAATGTAATCTTCACGAATTCCAGGAAGCGCCAACAGGTTGACGTTGACCTGCAATGCATCTGTCATCACGTCGACGGCAGTGATGTAAGAGTTGACTGAGTTGTTATCAACTCCAACACCGGCTTGATTGGTCGTCAGCCCAGGAGAGACGTATGTCGTTGATGCTGCGCCTAGAGGAGTCTCAAATGAGGTTGCCTTGTCATTCATTCTTGCGGCTGCTGAATCAAGGATGTTTAGACCGTCGAAACCTCCTTGCATGAATGACGTGAATTTAGCAAATGAAGAATACTTGTTGAATTCATAAGGCTGCCCGTTCGACAACAGAGATGCAAAGGTGATACGATTTCCTAGAACCGGATCATTGATCGTGTAGTTTGACGGATCGACATTCGCATTTCTGACGTATGCAGCTTCTCTCATGTGAGCTCTGATCGTTCCCGTCAGTGCTGATATCGCGGTCGCTGAGAATGCAACCTTGGACAATGAGAACTTGTTGTTGTTCAACACGTCAGCGCCAGATCCTGTGACGAGAACGTCAAGCTTCTTGATGCCAGAGAACTTGGTGAAGCTCTCGAGCAAAGGATTCTTGACTTCTGTCAAGTTCGCATTTAGAGGTACATCATTTCTCTCAAACTTGACACCCCAATAGAACTGAGGTGATGCTGCCTCTTGAGGGCCGGGGCTTCCGTCCCAGCTTGTCGTTGAAGGAATCTCGCCCTTTGTGACCTTAAAACGGTAAGGAACAGGAGGAACGATGGATTGCGAAAGTATGCCTGACGATGGAACGTCAAACACACCTGCAAGCCTCTTTGCTCCTGTCACACCATCTGATAGAGAATCATTCGTCTTTATGACCTCGTGACCTCTGAATCCGAAAGGTAGAGATTTTGCAGGAACCTTCTTGTCCTCGACCGCAGTCGGTATGATGACCCTAACGAGCTTGGAAACGTTGGCATATTTACCGCTTGTAATGACTCTACGTTCGCTGACAATGTCTTGATCAAAGTCGTACGTCACCTTGCGGTCGCCGATCAACTTACCGATGTAGTTGTCTGCATCAGGATTGAACGAACAGTTGACGAACTCCTCTAGAATCTGAGGGTTGATGTCTGTGTCATTCCAATCGCGGATCTGAACGTTGAACGTTCCGTATTCATCAGCTTCGTTCTCAGACACCTTAAGGTTTGCTATCGAAACCTTGTACAGGCTGTTGGCATATGCTCCATCATCAAGAGCCTCTAGGGCGAAAAGATCATACTCAGTCGTGCCGAAAGGCTGAGATATGAAGTGTGGAGTCTTCGGCGTGGTAAAGCGAGTGTCAAAACCTCCGAATGCATTTCTAAACACGGTTGAAGGCTCTCCAGATACGTTGCTGGTGTTTGTTGATCCCGACAGGACTGCGACGTAATCGTCATTGACGACAGTGGCAATCTCGTCATCAACGGCAAAATCTGCATACAACAAGTGTTGGTACTGAGCAAATTTCTCTGGATCCCTGTTAAGAACCTTACCGAAGTAATCATCGCTGCTGGGATTCATTGATGCAGTGTAGACCTTGACACCTGGAAGCTTGTCATCGAAAGCAAAGTTAGATCCCAACGTAGAGGATATGACTAGCTTAAACTTACCTAGTTTAACCAATGCAGCATCATCGAGCGTCGTGGCACCGACAAATGCCGAAGGAACCAATTGATTACCATCAAGCACCATCATTCTAGCACCGGACGCCATCATGACGACACCACGGACGAGATTCATATTGCTTGACTGCGAACGTGAATCATTGTCCGTAAAGATCGGCATGCCGTATGCCTCACTAGCTTGCAGGGTGTGATCTGCAACGAGGTACTGCACTGATCCAACGTGACGGCCCAATGCATCATGGGACGCTACAGATCCTTCTATTTTGAATCCAGCGTTTCTAACTCGTCCTGTCGATACGGTCGTTGAGATGTCCGTTGTGCTCTTGTTTGCACCAGCTCCAAGAACTCTCATGAACGTCAACGCAGTACGATTCTTCAAGAACTCATTAACTGCATACGGACCAAACTTCTTCGGATCTAGATCTCCAAAGATGCTTGTGAATTCATTAAAACTCGCGACGGCGACGGGAACGAAAGCAGGACCCTTATTCGATGTACCTATCACTCCTGCAGGAACCCCAACGGGACCTGACGGTGGCGGGACCCTTAACTCAATCTCACGCTCAAAAAACCCAGGAGACCTAAAAACTTGCTCGGCCATTATCTTGCTCCTTCATGCAACAGACAAACTTTCCTTATAAGTATCTCAAGAAAACCAAAAAACATTTTTGAATATCAAAAGTCTTTGGTCACGTGATAGGTAAGACCACCGAGCAACTCATCAGGAGTTAACGGCGCCTGATTTGATTTATTGGACCCTGGTTGTGTCACTGAACCTGGTTTTACAATGGACTCTCCAGACGACTTATTGACAGAGTATACTCTGACGTATCCAGTTTGAGATTTCCCGTCTAATCCGTTCGATGTTACTTTTAGGTATTGAGGAAGATTTTGCCGTTGTGTTCTGTTGGACAATGCAGGATCGATCATTACGTTTGGATCCTTCGGGTCATAGTTTCCGATTCCTGTCCTTCGTTGATCTGATCTCAGGTTTTTTTCTGCAGAAAGAGGTAACGTCGGATCGTCCGATCCAAGAAATGGATCATTGACGACGTTCGGTAGTTGATCTTGAACTGAATTTGATGACGTTCCTACGTCAAAGCTTACAACAGGAGATGAAACGTATCTCTTGATCGGTATTCCTACACCAGGTTGCTGGGTCGCAAAGATGTACGCTTTAACATTGACGTTAAACTTATACTTGATGATTCTCTCTTCTTGACCCATCTCATCATAATTTCCTTCAGGGTTGTAGGAGTTACCTTCGACCATGGCAAGGAACCAGTATCCCTTAGATGTGTTTATTCTCCAAGAATTTCCTTGAGGTAAGAAAGAAGAGATCAACTGTTCGATCAACTGATTCATGTGTTGTGTGTACTGAGTCCACATGCTGACTTCATAGTCTATCGTGCAGAACTGAGGCGCAGGTATGACTATCGTCTCATATATGTTGTTCTTCTTGATGTCTGCAAGCCAAGCTCCGTCCCTAAATGTGGGGTCTGTCTCATCCGCCCCGACCTCACGCTCAGTTAAGAGTTGGCCTTCGGCGTGGTCAGAATTAGGATCGACAGCAACGTTTTTCTGGTTCTTCAACAAGAACCTGTTGATCAGATTTTGATAACCCCTGTCGGACTTGTCTAACCTTCTGTGAATCACGATCTCATTTGTCTGCTGATTGATGCCACGACCGACTATGTCTGACGTGGCATCTTGAGTTATGTTCGTCCGCGCGATCGTTACCAGGGGAAGTATCAAAGAATTGTTTCGATCCCTCAAGGCTCGTTTTTTCTTCAACAATGCCCACTTTTCACCTGATGCGAAGATGACAGGAACCTTCTTGGGCTCTGCATTATTTCCTTCAACTTGCAACTTAATCTCATTTTCAAACAATTTAAATAGAGCAACGTCGACATCCTCTATGCCTACTGGTGCGATAGACAGATCAGGTATACCTTGATGCGTGTCGGCATTAATCCCGATGACGCCGAAGGTAGACTGACTCTTTGAATTAAAACGTGTTGGCATAATCACTCATCATAGAAAGAACTTCCAGTTCCTGTAGAATCTCCCAATCCAGAAACCTCCCTAGGTCCTGACAACGGAGGATCAAGGACACCGTTCTTGACCAAGTCTCTAACGTCTGCAGTTGGGCCATCCTTGTTCTCAGCGACTCCTCTTTGTTGCACAAATGTCTCTTGAACGGCATCTGGATCTGCGTACTTGATATCCGTCGGTCCATTTGTGATGGCCTTAAACTGGCTCTCACGTACTCTAGTTCCCATCAATGAAACTCCATCGATGTTCTCTGCCTGGCCATAAATCGTGCGCATGTACTTGTATTCTGTGATCTCGTAGAAGATCGATCCGAATGAGAAGTAATCGCCTATCGACGGATTCAACCCCTTCTCGACCATATCTCTGTGTTGTATGTAAACTTCCAACGTAAATTGAGAATCAATACCAAACTTCGTTATCTTCGTCTCGTTCTGAAACTGTGCGTTTACAAGAGCCTCTACGACGATCGGATTGTCAAACACTTTCTGTAGAGCCTCGTCATAGACCTCATGAGACTGAGTCTTCGTCTCTGAGATGGGATAGTAATAGATCTTTTGACCGATGACGTCCTTGACGATCTCTTTTGTGAGATCTGAAATGAAGTTGATCTCTCTGGGTGTGATGAATAATCTTGCCATGGCCTATCAACCTATCACGATTCCCTTGCCTAGAGGCATGGGTATGTATCTCAACTGTTTCTGCATGTTTTCTGCTGCAAGAGCGTCAGCTTCCAATAGCTTCTGATGGGTCAGGTTAGCCAAGAACTCTTTCATTTGAGTCGTCAACTTTTCTTTATCTTCACGAGACTGGGTCAACAAGTCAGAGCCGTTTAGTTGTAGATCTGCATTTGGAATAGGAATCGTTTGAAATTTTGATCGTATGAGTCCTAATAGCTCTTTGCATAGAGCCAGGGTGTACTGACGAATCCATTGTTTTCCAGGTTGATTTATTGTGGTGAAGGGAATGTTGCCAAAGGGTATGTTGCTTGGTCCTGATATTCCGTATATCGTGTCATCTTCATATGATGTTGGATTCAAGGGATCATGAGGTTCCATCACCTTTACGAACATCTTACCCATCTGAAGATCTGATGAAGGTATGGGATAAATCCTTAGATTGCTTCCTATGACATCATAACTGTATTGAGATCTTCTGACTCTGAACGCAGTCTCAAGCATTCCTCTTCGCAGAACGTCTTCAAACACAGGCAACACATAAAACACAGTTGAGTTAACGTATGATTCATAGTTAAAGTTTGTGGCAAGAAAATTTGTGATGTTCGATGCATTGAGAAGGAACTGCTGCGCTGCAAGAGGCTCAAAGTGAAATATCTCGACTATCTTTAATTTTCCTTTTCTTCCAGCTGGCAACGTACTGTAGATAGAGCTACCTGACAGGCTTCCAGAAGCGACCTTAAGATCTTCATACAGGTTATAATCCTGTTTATCCTTGATCAGGTCGATGTAACCTAACGTGGCGTCAAAAGATCCTCCTACATATGCTTCCGTCGCATATGGCTCTGCCATTCTTAGCAGGTATTCTACTGTTCTCTTGGCATATCTGTTCGTTAGGTCATTCGAACCTGTAGGAAGACCCATGACGTTCGTCAGATCTGACGTTATCTTCATTTCATGTATCAAACGTGAATATTCACAACATGCTTCTTCGAAACATGCCCAAATCTCTTTCTTTGTCAACTCTACTGACAGGACATCGTCACCTAGCTTTCGTTTGACGAACGTCACCATACCATCGGCTTCAGTCTGAAAAGCTGAATCAGAATCAAAGAAACCGAACGGCGTGGGGCTTATTGTTGAGGCGAATGTTGTCATATACGTACGTCACCTAACACTCAAATTCTTAGATAAAAATATGGATGAGCGGCAAAAAAAAATCTTACTAAATAGAATCGTAGTCAAACTACTCTAGAGTACGTGACACTTATCTTGTCGCCTGTCTTTGGAGCCGTGTTAAAAATCAACAGCCTGTCAGACAACGAATAATCAACCCCAGATGATATTTGCAGGACATCATTTAAGAACACCAACGTCTTATCAGGATTCGGTTGGTATGAGATGACAAAAGTGCTGTTGTTTCCATCTACCTCACCTGTGGGAGTTTCATTCCACACCATCACATCGTACGAATCATACGAGTTGTTGTCAACGACTTGCTGGACTGGACGAGGTCTGTAGTAGGAATAGACCTTCCTAGATCTAGATGCATCTCTTCTTGTGATCGACATATCAATGATTAACTATTGACATGACAAAGACGTTCGACTGATCAAAGCATCTTATAGGCTTCAAAATGCATTCCATCAGGTCTATTTGGAAACCATCCGCCCCAATAGAATCCATGGTCATAAGCTATGCCGACCAATTCTCTCACTGAGCCAGTGGCTCCCCGTAAAGCAGGTTGAACGCCGAGTTGATTCCATTGAACGTTGATGTCAAACGCCGTTCCCCAGGCATGGTTTGATAAAGCTGTCCTTGACCCTCGAATGAATCTAGGAGCCCATGTTCCTCCCCATGTCATGATCAAGTATGTCAATCCTGCAGAGTGCCATGCGTCAAATAGATCAAGGAACTGTTTGGACAGCGCTGAATGAATCGTCACGTTGCCTGATTTTGAGAATCCAGGAATGCTCGTCAAACGTGGGATGTTGACTGTCGTGATGTTCTTCTTTGCCCAATCGCCGATGATCGATATTCCTTCTGGGTTCGACGTCGTCGGGGCAGGCGTGAAAGAGAACTTTCCAAACATCTTCTCTCTATCAATCGGATTTAGAGATCCATGATTTGGAGGCTGAGGCCAGTTAGGTCCATTTATGTCCGCCGTTGGATCATCCATCAAGGGAAAGCCACACTGAAGAGCAGCAGAGATCGTTTTTGAACCGACAACGCCATCAGGGGTGAGACCTTTCCTGTTTTGAAAGTACTTGGTCTCTGTTTCAGTAAATGCATCAAAATCGCCATTGACGATGATGTGGCTGTCTGCAACCAAACCCCTAAGGAAATTTTGCCACTTTTCGACCTGAAGGCCTGTCGAACCCCTGCGTAAGATCTGCATCATGTGCTACCTCAGAATGTCGACAATGCCCTGATCGCAATCTTCACTCGTTCTCGAAGCTCTTCGGGTAGAGCAGACAACAAGACATATGTCTCAGGACGAACTGCGCTCTCTACCAAGCCACCAACGGTCTCTTGATTGCTGCGAGACACCCCAACGTTGATCGCAAGAGGAGGAGCTCCGACTCTAACATGAAGCATCGGTTGATATAGATCTACTTTTTGCATGTTCATCCCTTTAAGACGCCTTGAGGTTTATTTAGAGCTTCATTCAATGTCGCAAACTGTGTCTTCAATGACAACAATACTTCTTCTAGTTGAAACGTGTTCTCTCCCCTAGAACGAGCATCATTGATCCTACCTTCAAGATCGACTATCTGTAATAACAGGTTTTCTGTTGCGGCTGACATGTTCGAATATTATTCTAATGTGGAATAAAATAAACTTCACCCTGACGGGGGAGCTTATTGTTTTGCAAAATCTGATGCTTGTGTTTTTAAATCAGCCAAAATTGTTGTTAGCGTAGTAGGCACAATTTCACCAGTCAGAATTTTTACAGCAAAACGAGCTAATGCCCCTTGATCTGTCGTGCTTAATGCTTGTTGTATTGCTGCTTTGTCAGCACCTGATTCTAGCCCCTTAACGTCTTTTAGTGCTGAAGCAAGTTGAGATGCAAGCTGATCATCTTTTAAAGCCGGTTTAAGCTTAGTTAAGATTTTATCTAACATTTGATCTCGTTTTTTATCCGCTTGAGAATCTTGTCCCATCCCAGGAAGAGACAATTGTTCTCCTGCTTCTGTCAATCTCTTGACTTGCGAATAGACCAACTTACGTAATTGAGCCTCAGTGATACGATGCTTCATGATTAATCTCCGAAATGTCTACACATAAATACACGGAAAAATAAAAAACATAAAAACAAAAGGCCCTGGAGATAAATCCAGAGCCTTTGTGATCAATGGGTCTGTGACATCATAGACCGCTAATGACGCATGATCCGGATGCTGCCATCACCAAAAAGCTCTTTCCGTCGCTGACAAGAGCCACAGAGGAACCTTCTGCCGAAGCCAGTGCGATCTTGCTTCCCTGTTCGTCAGGTGTCGCACCGGCTTGACCTGCGAACACCTTAACACCGGCTGTCTCTAGAGACCCTGTCAAAGCATGAGCATGGGCAGATGTCGAACGAAAGACGAAGACGCCTCCAGGAACCGATTCTGCAGTAGGCATCACCATTGTGATCGCGGCTACTGAAGACGAAAGAGTATAAACTCCAGGCGATCCGATCGTCTCAGCCGCAGACTTTGCAACGACTGACGTCGTCGGCAACGAAGATAAAGAAAGCGAAGTGCTGACTTCAAATCCGGAACCTGCCTGTTGAACCAAACCTTGTGAATCATTAACAACAACTTTAGGCATCTTGCAATCTCCCCTGATACACCTTAATTATTCAGGGATCAGCTATTTTTTTAATCTTAAAAGATTTTTAAGAAAATCGATCACAGCATTGATGCAACTTTAATCATCTCTTCAATGTCGTTGATAGATTTTTTTAATTTTTCTTCAATGGGCAAAATGGCGAACGGTATGACACCCCTTCCGTCAACGCCGTTCTTCTTCCATGTAGAGACAGTGACCAGCAGACTCTCAAGGTCTTTTTTTGCCTTGAGAAGTGAAGCTATGACGACATGAGACTTGCTGACTATCTTTGCCACTGTTTCATTGCATAGGTATGCAAGCCATTATATAAAACAAAAAAGAAAAGGAGATCGTATGATCTCCTTTTCAAGGAAGACTAAGTAAGTCTTGTGTTCAACGACGCGGCTTGCCAGTGAATT